GAGAAAAACAACAAAGGCAACAGGCGTTGATACTGAAGGAATAAATATAGTATCAATTCCAAATGACTTCTAATAAATGGCAATTTCCAACACCGTAATTAAAATCAGAAGTTCAGGTTCTCTGGGAAATATTCCGGCGAACCTTGCTTTTGGTGAACTCGCTCTAAACTATAGAGACGGAAAAATATATTATAAGAATTACGTTGGCAGTATAGTTCCATTTTCTGTTACATCAAATACAAATTCTTTTGCAACAATAAATTCAAATAACTCATTAATTCTTGCGACATCAGCAAGTGATATTCTGAGTTTAATTCCTGGAACAAATATAACATTTAATACTGATACTTTTAATAAGAGTATCACTATTAATTCTACTGCGTCTGGTGGTGGAGCAAGTTATGACCAATACGCAAGAGATACTGCTAATACTGCCGGAGCAAATACTGTAGTACTACAAGGTATCAATGCTACACAAAATGCTGCAATTAGTATTATTCAAGGCATAGACTCAACACAGAATACAAATATAACATATGCCACTAGTATCGCACAAGGTGCGTATGATAAGGCAAATACAGTACAAGGCAATCTGGATGGCGCTAATGCATCTATTGTGGTCATACAAGGCGTTGATGCCACGCAAAACTTATCCATATCTGCCGCATATACACAAGCAAACACTGGTGCTGGTCTTGCTCAAGGCGCATTCAATCAAGCAAATGTAACAATTGGTGTTGATGCTACACAAAATGCGTCTATTACTATTATTCAAGGTGTAGACTTAACACAGAATCTTGCCATTGCATATGCAAATAATACGATTAACAATGTTAGTGTACTATCACAGGCAGCATTTGACAAGGCAAATAGTGGCGCATCACAAGCAAATACAGCACAACTACTAGCACAAGCAGCATATAATCAGTCAAACTCTGGTTCATCGCAAGCGAACACATCACAACTGTTAGCTCAAGCAGCATATGACCAAGCAAATACTACACAGTTACTTGCACAAGCAGGTTACGACCAAGCAAACGTAACAATTGGTGTCAATGCTACACAGAATGCGTCCATTGTTGCTATACAAGGTGTTGATGCTACACAGAACTTAGCAATTACCCATATTAACACCACAGTTAATAATATTAGTTTATTAACTCAATCAGCATTTGATAAAGCAAATACAGCACAACTACTAGCCCAAGCTGGATATAACCAAGCAAATGTAACTATTGGCGTAGATGCAACACAAAATGCGGCAATCGTTGTTATTCAGAGTGTTGATGCTACACAGAACTTAAGTATACTGGCATCATATAACCAAGCAAATACATCGCAACTACTAGCTCAAGCCAGTTATAACCAAGCAAATGTTACAATCGGTGTAGATGCAACACAAAATGCGTCTATTACTGTAATACAAGGTGTTGACTTAACGCAGAATCTAGCAATTCAATCTGCATATAATCAAGCAAATACAGCACAACTTTTAGCACAAGCCGGTTATAACCAAGCAAATGTAACCATTGGCGTAGATGCTACCCAGAACTTAGCAATTCAAGCATCGTATAACCAAGCTAACACATCACAATTGCTGGCACAGGCGGCATATAACCAAGCAAATGTTACAATTGGTGTAGATGCAACACAGAATAATTTAATCACAATTATTCAAGGTGTAGACTTAACACAAAACTTAAGTATACAAGCATCGTATAACCAAGCAAATACATCGCAACTATTAGCTCAAGCCAGTTATAACCAAGCAAATGTTACAATCGGTGTAGACGCAACACAAAATGCTGCAATTAGTATTATTCAGAGTGTAGACCTAACACAAAATCTAGCAATACAGGCAGCATATAATCAGTCCAACACAGCACAACTATTAGCCCAAGCAGGATATAACCAAGCAAATGTAACTGTTGGTGTTGATGCTACACAAAACAACCAAATACAAGCAGCATATAACCAAGCAAATACGGCACAACTACTAGCTCAAGCAGGCTACAACCAAGGAAACGTAACTGTTGGTGTCGATGCAACACAGAACTTAGCTATCGCTTCCGCATTTACTGCTGCTAACGTAGGAAACTCGTTTGTATATAATGGTGGCACAGTATCAGGTAATGTTACTTTTGCTAGAGATGTTTCGATTCAAGGCAACCTAAGAATCTTTGGTAATACAACGACAATTTCTGCGTCACAACTTAGTATTGATGACCCTCTAATATTTTTAGCAGGAAATAATTATTATTCTGACGTAGTTGATATTGGTTTCATCGGTCATTATAATGATGGAACAAATGCACATACAGGATTTATTCGTGATCCTGATTTAAAAGAATTCATTGTATTCCAAGGATACACACCAGAAGTACAAAGTAACAATATAATCAATATTGCCGATCCTTCATTCACGTATGCTAATCTGCGTGCTGGATATTTCAAAGGCAATTTGATTACAAATGGCGTTGATATTTACACGTATAGCACCTCAGTAAATTCAACACAGAATACCCAAATACAAGCAGCATTCAATCAAGCGAACACATCACAACTTCTGGTACAGGCAGCATATAACCAAGCGAATGTTACCGTTGGAGTTGATGCTACACAAAATGCTGCAATTAGTATTATTCAGAGTGTAGACTTAACGCAGAATCTAGCGATCCAATCTGCCTATAACCAATCTAACACTGCACAACTACTGGCTCAAGCAGGCTACAATCAAGCGAATGTGACTATTGGTGTTGATGCTACACAAAATGCGTCTATTATCGCAATACAAGGTGTCGATGCCACACAAAACCTAAGTATACAAGCATCGTATAACCAAGCAAATACAGCACAGGTACTAGCACAAGCTGGTTACAATCAAGCAAACGTAACTATTGGTGTAGATGCAACACAAAATGCTGCAATCAGCGTTATTCAAAATGTAGACCTAACGCAAAACTTAAGTATACAAGCAGCATACAATCAATCCAATACGGCACAGGTACTAGCACAAGCTGGTTATGACCAAGCAAACGTCACCATTGGTGTAGATGCTACTCAGAACTTAAGTATACAATCAGCATATAATCAGTCTAATACAGCACAAATATTAGCTCAAGCAGGCTACAATCAAGCAAATGTAACCATTGGTGTTGATGCTACACAGAATAACTTAATTACAATTATTCAAGGTGTAGACCTAACACAAAATACGAACATTACATATGCTACTGGGGTTGCTCAAGCAGCATATAGTTTTGCAAATAGTGTTCAAGGAAACTTAAACAGCGTCAATACTACTATTACTATAATTCAAAGTGTCGATGCTACACAGAATTTAGTGATACAGGCAGCATTTGATAGAGCAAACGCAGCAGTATCGGGTGGGTATGACCAATATGCAAGAGATTTAGCAAACTCTGCTATTGATGTAAATTCTACACAAAACTTAGCAATACAAGCCGCGTTCGATAAAGCGAACACAACGCTACAATATAAATATTCAATAATCAATTCGGATGTGACTTTAAATTCTGGACAGACTACTTGCTTATTAATAACAACTACAGGACCAATATCTGTTAAGTTACCCCCAAGTCCTTCTGCGGGAGACTCAATAAACTTTGCGGATGGTGGTGGAAACAAGGATGTTAATCCTGCATATATAAATGGTAATGGTAATACAATCAATGATGTTGATGATACTCTAGCATTTAATATGATGGGAGCAAACTTTTATGTAATCTATAGCGGGTCAACCTGGAGAGTGGCGGTCTAAATGTTAACTTTAAGCGATTTACTATCAAATAAAAATAATTTAGCACAAGATATACCATCGTCACAAATGGCATTTCATGGCCTCTATAGAGATGCAGATGGTAAACTAACTTATTCAAAAGCACTGTTTGCAAATACACAAGAGTCTATTCAGCTAACCGACGGAACTGGTTTTGCGTACAACGGATTAGAAGAATTGATTAGAGGAACAACAGACAGTGGAGTTGCTCACAATACTATACCGACATATTACAATGAAGTTGGTGACAAAGTACAACAAGCTAAAACAATAAAAGTTCGTGTCGTAAACGGAAAATACAATTTGGAATTATCTGGGTCTACTGGCTCAATTGATTATAACGGAGTATCTAATCAGAGCAACACAAATATAGAATTAGAATTAACTTATGGTGCTACATATACGTTTGATACTTCTGATTCAAGCACACAAGGGTATCCGTTGTATATTAGCACACAGCCTTTTGGTGCGAATTATAATTATGAATGGTTATTAGGAGTAACAAATTCTAGATCCGCATATGGTGGAAAAAATGGTGACCTGAATACAGAAAGTCCTGGTCCTTTAACATTTACAATTCCTCTAGATGCTCCTAATGTACTGTATTATGCGAGTGGAAATCATTCTAATGTATATGGCATTATAAATATACGACGAGAAACAACAAACTTAAAGCATAGAAAATATGAGCAAGTTAGATTTGATAATATCAAATTGACATATTATATTAACAGTAGAGGATTTCTTGTAGCAAGATATCTAAACGATTATGATTATTCTGGTGGTCCAGCATAATTAAAAATAAATAAATAAAGAATCCGTTAGGAGTTAAACAATGGCAGATTTTGTACTTGGTAGATTAAAATTTACATTTTTGGGTGCGTGGGTTACAGGTACCTCATACATCAAAGATGATATCATCACATACGGCGGTATTGCATACGCATGTACAGGAAACCACACTGCAAGTTCATTCTTCTACAATGATATTTCAAATTGGACAAAGATTGCTCCTGGATTCAATTGGTCTGGAGTTTGGACTCCAAACACACAATATAATCTAAATGATATTGTCCGTTACGGTGCAGATGCATACATCACAGTAAACCAACATAGATCCGGCGACTCAAATAGTTGGGTAGCAAACTCAGGAAACTTTCAACTATTTGCTGGTGGTTTAGAGTTTCTAAACACATACGCAAATACAATAAACTATTCGATTGGTGACGTTGTAACCTTTGGTGGATATTCATATGTCGCATCAAACAACAACATCAACCTACAACCCAATCTATACACGAACGCGTGGTCAGTTCTGACAACCGGTTATATTGCAGTTGGAACTTATAATCCTGCGACAAAATATGAACCAGGTCAAGTAGTAAACTATGGTGCATATACTTACGTAAACAAAGTAGAATCTACAGGCATTCTACCGTCAAATGCTTCTTACTGGTCTCTAGTAAGTAAAGGTACTCAACATCTAGGTACCTACAATTCAGCAAATTCATATGTTTCTGGTGATGTAGTAAGATTTGGTGGTAATAACTATATCGCATTAACTGAAACTACAGGTGTTTCACCAACGTTATCAAATTCAACGCAATGGTTAACATATTCTACCGGTACAAACTTCCTCGGAATATATAATCCCAATAGACAATATTATGCTGGTGACGTAGTAAGATTTGGTGGCAACACATATGTTGCCTTAGTGACTACTAATGGTGTTTCTCCAACACCATCAAATACTACACAGTGGACTACATTTACTACTGGTACGAACTTTAAGAATTATTACGACCAAACTGGATCGACACAATATAATCCTGGAGATATAGTAGCATTTGGTGGTAATACGTATGTTGCATTGGCAACATCTGTTGGTATTGCTCCGACTCCAGCAAATTCTTCGCAGTGGTTAACATTCACTCAAGGAATTAGAAATCAAGGAACTTGGAACTCATCAGCAGTATATCAACTTGGTGATACTGTATTCTATGCAAACTCATCATATGTTTCGATTTCGTCATATAATACTAATATAGTTCCAGCAAGCAATACGGCATACTGGCAAACACTTGCACAAGGTTCAATATCTGGCATTTATACCACAAGCGGAGATTTGGTATATCAAGGAGTTTCTGGTTTAGTTAGATTGCCGATTGGTGCAAATGGACAAGTATTGATTGTTTCAAATACTGGATTACCACAATGGGAAAATTCTGGAGTTACAGCAAACGTTTATTATATTGCTCCAGATATTGGACAAGATAGACCAGATTACGGTTCTTCTCTTGGAAGACCATGGAAAACAATTCAATATGCAACACAAAGATTAAGTTCTGCAAATACTCCAGGACAAACAGCAGCAACACTAATGCTCAAGGGAGCAACATATAGTGAAGTGCTTCCAATTACTGTTCCAGCAGGATGTTCAATTGTAGGCGACTCAACAAGAACAACAATTGTTCAACCCGCAAGTGGTCTATCGCTTGATGGATCAACACCTAACGCAAATAGTACAATGTTCTATCTAAGTGATAGTACAATGGTAACACGCTTAACTATGAGCGGTATGACAGGATATGTTGCAAATAATGCTGTCACAGCAAATACAGTATATTCTCCTGGTTCAGATATCAGCACTCATACTATTGCTGGTGTGTTCTTAAGATTGAATCCAGCAAGTCCTATTCTAGTAAAATCACCATATGTTAATGATGTGAGTTGTATCTCTAAAGGAGGTATAGGTGCATTAGTTGATGGTTCAGTTCATGCTAGTGGAAACAAGTCAATGTTGTTCCACGCATATACATGTATCAACGATGATGGTGTTGGATATTATGTCACAAATGGTGGCCGAGCTGAAATAGTTTCGTGTTTTACATATTTCTGTAACTTTGGATATGTTACCAATAACGGTGGTGTTATTCGCGCACTGAATGGTAACAACTCATATGGTAGATTTGGTGCTGTTGCGACAGGATTTAATTCAGCAGAAGTTCCCATAACAGCAAACATTTACGGTTCGATGCTTCAGTATCAAGCGAATACTTTATCACCGTCAGGTTCTGTTATGACATCTAACAACTATTTGTTAGGTGCAACATCCAATGCAAGAGCCGTAATTTTAAGTTTCCAAACTAGTACAAACCAAATATACTTCAAATATACTGGTCAAAATTCTAACACCTTTACTACCAGTGAAGTAGTTAGAGAATATTCCGATGCAACTTTTAGTTCATCGACTGGAGTGACTGCAAATACACAAACTGCATCTCCAGTAAGCGGACAATATGGTGTTGTGTTTACTGCAAACAACCTAACTGGAAACACATTATTACTTCCTGGTTCGTCTGTTCAGTTTATTGCTAATACTGCAAACGTAGGCTATGACCCATATGCATATGTTATCGCATCTATTTCAAACTGGTCAAGCAGCCCAAATACGGTAGTTCTAACATTAACCAGCACAAAACCACAATCATATCCAACATATGACGGTCAGGCGATTGTTATTCGTCAACAATATAGTAACATTCGTCTAACTGGTCATGACTTCTTAGGAATTGGTACTGGTGGAATTGCGAACACAAATTATCCAAATACGTCAGTCACTCAGTATATACCAAGCAACCAAGTAATAAACAATTATCCTGGTCGTGTGTACTATGTTTCAACTGACCAATCGGGTAACTTCTCTGTTGGACAATACTTTGCTGTCAACCAAGCAACTGGTGCTGCAACACTTAATGCATCATCATTTAATCTATCTGGTCTGTCATCACTAAGACTTGGTTCGATTGGTGCTCAGTTAGGTGCACAGATTAATGAGTTTTCAACAGACGGAACGATGTCTCAAAACTCAAATCAAAAAGTACCAACACAAGCAGCAGTTGTTACTTATGTGGCATCTCAAATCGCAGCGCCCATTATTAAAAGAGATTCTTATTTCTTTGCGGCTATTTAAAGAATATATAAATATTTAAAATTAGGAGATTTATAAAATGGCAACAGGTGTATATAATAGAGTTAACTTAGCGGCAGGTACAGATACCATTATAGTTTCAAATACTGCCGTAGCATCAGGAAAAACTGGTGTTATTACGATAAACATGTGCAATCTAAACTCAACAAACGTAGTCGTGAGACTTTCAATTTCAGCAAACACATCTCCTGGTCAACACGAATATTTGGAATATGACACCCCTCTTCTCATAGCCGGGGTGTTGGAAAGAACAGGTATTGTGTTACCTACAGGATTAAATATAATCGCAAGGTCATCTACCGCAAACGTTTCAGTTCTTGCTTATGGAATCGAGGCTTAATTATGCCAGTACAATTAATATATGATACAACCTGCGTAAGTACTGCTGGTGTTTGTTGTGCATGGACAGTTCCACTTGGTGTCTCATCTGTAGTTTTTGAAATATGGGGCGGAGGTGGTGGAGGAGGTGGTGGTATTTCTTCTTGTGATTGCTGCAACGTCACCATGGGCGGGGGCGGCGGCGGATATTCAATGAAAACTGTCAGTACGATTGCCGGATGCGTATATACTATCTGCGCGGCCAATGGTGCCGTAGATTCTACAGGAACTTTTGGTGCAGGTATCGGATATTGCTGTAATGGTTGTGACGGAGGAACTTCTTTCGTAACCGGTTATAATGTTCCAGCGAACTTTTGTGCCACTGGAGGAAAAGGAGCCTGTTCTAATTTCGCACTAAATTGTTACGGTTTCTGTGGATGTACTGGTGGATTAGCAGGTTCGGCCGACAGAGCCTCTGGAGGATTAGGCTACAATGGAGATTTAAATCTTGGTGGTATGCCTGGAGTCATATTCACTGATGGTGCATCGACGGCGATGGCCATAGTCACTATGGGAGGAAATGCTGGTGGACCAGGAGGTGGTGCTGGTGGTATATTAGGATCGATGACCTGCTGCTACTCGTGTGCGGACAACGGCACAAACGGAGCATACAATATGAATGGTGCTATTCCAGGAGGTGGAGGTTCAGGACACAGAAACGGCACGACCAACCCGGGCACGAGTTGTACTTGTACAACAACACAATCAGGTAAAGGTGGTCCAGGTCTCGTAAGAATAACTTGGTAAGGTAAAAAAAAATGATTACAAAAGAATTTATAAAAACAATAAGAAATAATTTATTAAAACAAAGTGATGTGACAATAGCAAATTATTTAGAACAAGGAAATACCACTGAAGCCAACAGATGGACAGAATATAGAAGTAAACTACGTACATTTTTTGATGATAAGCCAGATGATTTTGATTATGAAAAAGATTTAGTTTGGCCTAGAAAACCAACCGATATTGATGCTCTACACAAAAAAGCATCCGAAGGTGACCAAGAAGCAATAGAAATAATCAAAAAGGATGGTCTATAATGGGACGATACGTATATTCAGGTTATCAAAATGTTAAAAACGGTGCGGCTAAAAGAGTAATGTTTAGAGTACCAGGTGGTGGATGTACACAATATACTACAACCTGGACGGTACCAACAGGAGTCAATTGTGCGACATTTGAAATATGGGGTGGTGGTGGAGCAGGAGCACCAATGTGTTGTTGTACTTGCTATAGTGGCCACGCGGGAGCCGGTGGTGGATATTCTTTAAAAACCATTCCTGTTACTCCAGGGGAGGTATATAATATAGCTGTTGGTGCTGGTGGATGCGGCAATGAATGTTGGTTTAACACTAATGCTTGTGGGTGTCCAGGACAAACATCATACGTAACAGGAACAGGATTATCTAATTTTTGTGCAACTGGCGGTGCTGGTGGACTTTGGTGTAACAGCAATGTCGATGCCGCGGCAGCTGGCATAGGATATGGTGGTGATGTAAGTATAAGGGGAAGACAACCACGCTCAACAGTATGTTGCCATGCGTTTTGTTCTGGATCTTCGTTTGGTGGTGCTTCACCATTTGGTGGAGGTTGGCAAATAGGAACAAAATCCGTTGGTGCTAATATATATCAAGCGTGTGGATCTTCTGGGAATTTTCCTGGTGGTGGAGGTACCCCAAAACCACAACTGAATACTTGGTGTGACTGCACCGCCGGCTGTGCCGGTGGTGGTGCAGATGGTCTAGTTATTATTACTATCTGAGGAAAAAAATGGATTACTACACACTTATAGAAAAAGAAAACGGAAAAATTCATCCTCCGTTACAATTATTAACAGATACACTGAGACCAATAAATGAAGAAGAGTTGGTCTATGCAAAACTAACAGATGAAATGATAGAATGTTTAGAGATTCATGATAGAATTATTGATTGGGAAAATACAACATATAGTAATAATGTTTGGAATACAGTTTTTATAATCCCACAAAAAATAACTGACTATTTAGGCACTAGAAATGCAGAAAGAAATAGACTTTTAACAATAGCAAATACAAAACTTTCTATAGTAGATGCATCGGCTACATTTAAAACGGCAGTTAATAACTACATCGAACAATTAAATTCGTTGCAATTTTCTAATAATGAAATTCAACAAATTAATTGGCCAGCGCAACCTTGGTAAATAGGAAAAAAAATGGCTAGATTTAATACGGCAGATAGCGTTAATACGCAATATTTTAGAGGCCCAATAATTTCTGCATATAATACTCCAGGAGCTAATACTTGGACAGTACCAACAGGAGTCAATTGTGTGACATTTGAAATATGGGGGGCAGGTGGTGGGGGTGGAGCAAAATGTTGTTGTGAATGCTATCATCAAGGATCTGGAGGAAGTTCTGGAAATTATGCATCGATTACTGTTCCTGTAGTTGCCGGACAATCATATGCATTGTGTGTTGGTGCTGGAGGAATGTACACCGAATCTGGTAATTCGTCTCAACATTCGTGTTGCTACGGTGGAGATGGAGGATTTACTTCCGTCACTGGACCAAGCATAACAACGTTATGTGCTGGTGGAGGCGTAGGTGGAGTAAATAACTGCTATCTTTATTGTTTGTGTACTAGTCCCTATACGCGAACTACTATTTGTGCGTGTGCTGTCAGCCCAAATACAAATTTTGGGCTGGCATATATATCTTGTGCGATATCTGGAGGAAGCAGTTGTCAGACCGGAGGTGGATGTAGTAATTTAGGATCAGGAACAATAGGTATGTGGACAGACTCTATTGGTCAGTATTACAAATCTGCGACAGGTGGTGTACCATGGGGATCATCAACCGTAAACACAGTCAATTGGTGCTATGCTCCTGCAACTAGTAACTCATGCTTCGCACAGACAGGATGCTCTATGGGTGGTCAAGCAGGACAAGGAGCATTTCTGACGCAGTGCTGCCAGTGTGCCCGTGCAGGAACAGGATCTAACGGTTTGATTTTAATTAGATATTAAGGAATAAAAAAATGGAACAATATGGATTTTTAGTAGACTCAGATACTGGTGTTCCTATTAATAATATAGGGTTTAAAGAATCTGAATTTCCATCGACTATACCTTCACATACAATGTTAGTAAAGTTTAATCAAAGCACTCCAGACTTTGAAAAGATTTATGCTATGTTTTTTGGTGACCCAAATAGATTGACAGTTGACTTATTGTTACCGCATGAAGGTGGTGTTGTATATAATAAGAGTAATAATACATTTACATTTACTGAAATTGACTGGTCAATCAATATTGAGGAATTTAAAAAGGTCAGAAATAACATGATAACTTCAACCGATAAGTATATGTTATTACCTGACCTACCACAAAATTTAAAAGATGAAATTGTTTCTTATAGACAACAACTAAGAGATATCACAAAAAAAGTAGGAACAGAATGGAAAACTGTTCACGATATTAATTGGCCTACACCACCATCATTTACTCTACCAGAAGTACCGAATGTAATACCTATGCCTGAAAATTAAAGTCCAGGCATAGTATCAGGATCATCAAACAATATGTGTGGTCTCCAAGGATTTGCATTCATAGTATGTTCTGTAACAATATCTGAGGCCACGCTAATTCTTAGTCCGTCATAATCAACTTTAGTTCCAACATGTGATATCCAACTAGGGAAGAAAATCAATGAATTTTCTTCCGTTGGAATTTTAATAGTCTGATCCGGTGATATTGGGTGTAACAACAACAAATCTGTTGGTGAAGAATGAGGATAGTATACTGACGCCAAATATGCCTGCTCACTAGGAATATGAGAATGTTTACTAATAAACTCATCTTTACGCAAAACATTACCCCAAGCATGAATCCAACATTTAATTCTTGGAAATTTGAACTTCTGTAACATCAACAAATAATTTGTTCTAATTTTATCAAAAAGTTCCTTTTGAACTGGATTAGGTTTAAATTTCTCCAGATGGTCACCATCTTTCCTTGAACCTGTATCGTCCAGCAAATTATGTTGTTTCCAATGTTGTGTGTACTTGTATGGATCGGCATTATTCTTTGGTAGTTCACTTACCAATTCTTCATCTTCTAATACTTTTTCACATTCTAAAACATAGTCAATCAAACGTTTGTTGAAGTCTTTTGTTCCATCTTTTGACATATACATCGGAGCATAGATTCTAGGTCCAAATTTTGTGACTGGTTCTTCTCCTCTCCAAATAAAACATTGTGACATTTCACTCTCCTAGAATCGGATCAATTTCTTCAGAATAATTTTTAGGAATATAAATCAATTTATCAATTTCAGGCAAATACAAATATTTGATATCTGACCTACGAAGTGTATCTAGAGCATCGTCAATTGTTTCAACTAATGGATCACCACCAAGGTTGAAGGAAGTATTGAATAGAATTGGAATTCCTGTCTTTGCACGGAATGCATCAATCAATTCATAGTAGTGTTTGTTCTGTTCTTTTGTGACAGTTTGAATACGACATGTTCCATCCACATGAATGATTGAAGGAATAATCTTTTCAACTCCTGGCTTACAATTAACAGCATACATCATAAAAGAAGAATCTTCCATGCCTCGTAGGTCAAAATAATCATGAGCATATTCAGCCAAAACTGTACCCGCAAAAGGACGGAACCATTCACGATGCTTAACTTCATTCACTAAGTCTTTACCATTATGCACAGTCGGATCAAACATGAGTGTTCGATTACCTAAGGCTCGAGGACCTGCTTCTGAACCACCTTGATACAAAGCAACAATATTTTTGTCACGAATCAAATCAATAATTTCATCTTTGGTGATTTCACACATTGTTTCACCATTTGATTCGTCCAAATTAATGTTGTATCCAGTTGTTTCAAAGTAGTTCGGACCATAATAGATGCTTGTTTGTTTACGAATGGTGTTATCTTTTGCGACTTCGTGGTGTACATATTTTGCGCCACCAATACATGTTCCACCGTCATGACTAATTGGTTCGTTGTAAATTTTCACACCCTCTGGTAGCTGCGACAAATAATAATAGTTCGCAACACAATTTAGTCCATAACCACCAGCAACCACAACATTTTTAGAACCAGTAATCTCGATTGCCTTTTTAATTAATCTCAATACCTGTTCCTGTGTCGCCTTTTGAACTGCATAAGCCAAATCTTTTTTGACTTCTAGATTATCCGTATTCAAATATGGAAATGCAACCGAATCTATATGAGCACCATTTGGATAGTTTGGTACAAACAAATTACGATTACTCAAATGACGACCCTCTTCACCATGAAAGATAAAAGGAATATTTGGATTTTCTTTACCGTATGGTGCAAGACCCATTGCTTTTCCTGCTTCAATAAATGGGAACCCACAATAGTTTGTCATCGCCTCGTAACATTTAGTAATACCAGGCTTATCCGAAAAAATTACATCATGTAGGTCTTCAGGTTTACCTCTAAATGAATGTGGTACTTGAATCTTTTCAAATGTCGTTTGTGGACCACGAACACCAATATGTTTATATTTGGTCACAAAATTGTTTGGATATGAAGCATGAAAGATTGTTTCTAATTCCCACCCAATATCATTATCGCCCAATGGAACAAAAGTACCAGCACCATCAACAATAACACAGGCTGCTTCCTCAAAACCAGAATTATAAAAAGCACAAGCGGCATGCATTTCGTGATGAATCATACCCATATCAATAACTTGTGGGTGGTTTCTTAGTTCTGATTTCTGGTCAATCAAACCAATCTTACGTGCAAAGCCAGTGTACATGTCATCACCAGTAAAATCAATTTTACCAGCAGACAACTCTAAAGAATTGGTATGTGCAACAACAAGATAATCTAATTTGTCTGTATATTCCTTAATCTTCAACATACCCGCAAAAGGACCACCATCATATTTTTTGCGACTCAGACGTTCTTCTTCAATATAAAATACCAACTCGCCGTCCTTCAAGAGGCATGTTGCACCATTATGTCCTCGGGTAATACCTGCAATCCACTGTGTCATAATTTACTCTCCAATCTTAGACTTAATATGTAACATAATTTTATGAATAATTTCTTTAGATTCGTTTTCATTAAATGACATAGCGACATCATTTAATCTACCTGCTTCGTAGCTACCAAATTCACAAATTCGAATTGGGTCATATTTGCGTTCAAATCCTTTTTTCTCAACAATGTTAAAATGATTTGGATAACTAACATTAATTGGAAAAGTTGAGCCACAAATAACTGTTCCTGGTTTATCATACCCATAAGCAAAATGTTGGCCGACAGAATCACATCCAACAAAATAATCTATCTGTTCAATAACAGCTGCCCATTTGCGTAATGTCAAATTTTTTGGTGACATAGTAATGTCATCACCAGGAATTTGAAATTCTGACATAGATATGACGTTATATTTCTTTTTAATTTCTGTTGCCAATTTAAGATAGAAATCATTTTCCATACTACGACTACCATGGTCGTATGTAATACTTAAATTTTCATCATTAACTACGCCGCGACCAAAAGGTTGAATCAACACGGTTTTCTTTTTACCTTGCACTTTTTTTGCTTCTGTGGTCACAGCAAGTGCCGTAATTTCTTCTTCTTTGTTGAGTGTTAATTTGACCTTGTATTTTTCAATACTCTCATATGATCCATTAATGATTTTGTCTATTGCTTGAGCAATACTAATTTTTTGATTATAGTATTCATGCTCTCGATAAGGTTCAACAGAGATTATTTCTCCATTACGAATGATACTTTCAAAAATACCTTTGGTGTTAGAATCAAAAGTTCTGTCCTGAAGAATTTTATTTCCCCAAACAAAATCTAAACCACCTTCACTGATAACATAGTTTTCTGGGTTTTTAAGAATAAACTTTTCCAGTGCTGGGATTGAGCAAATCATTCGACCAGCACCACCATTAACAAAAGCAATCTTATACATAATCTCTCCATAAATTAGGACAACAAATTACAAATCGTATATCTATATATAGGCCTCTTTTATAAATAAAGAAGCATCATCTTATTTAACCATCATCTTGTGACATCACTAAAAAATGGCAAATACTTTTACCGGTTATTACTCAACAACGACCACGTATAATCCTAATGACTACACCATCTATGGTGGAAAATTATACAAGGCGACAAATAGAAATTTAGGTGCTGCGCCTATTTTTAATCCTAGCGTTTGGTCTGTTGCATCTAACACATTTACTTATAAGAGTAATTGGAGTGCAAATACAACATATGGTGTTGGAGATACGGTAAGATATCAAAATACATCTTTTGTTTTGGTAGGAGGTACAAGCAACAATCAAACTCCAGGAACAATAGGTAGTAATTGGAAGGTATTTAATGATAACTACAAAACCATTGTAACATATGAGCCGGGTGATATACAATACGAAGGTGCAACATTACCACAAAGATTACCTATAGGTAATATGTATCAAGTATTATCTGTGACTAATGGTGATATTGGTTGGGCAGACTTATCTACATTACCATCATCATCCAATGTAGTAGCAAATACAGTAACTTCAAACGTTGCAACATTAAACATAGTAACATTAAACATAGTAACATCAAATACAGTAACATCAAATACAGTAACATCAAATACAGTAACATCAAATACAGTAACTACAAACACTTTAGTATCAAATAATTTTACGTATTCTAATGGAGAATCAGTAGGATTCATATATACTCTAGATGATATATCAAGTTATTTTGATGGAATATCAACATCGTTTAGTTTGACATACAATGGAATTCCTATTGCTCCTAATAATCCAAATCAAGTGCAAGTAGAAATAGGAAACATTTCTATCTATCCAAACAATCGATCCACAGATTATTTTAATCACGTATCAGAAATATACACTCAACAAAATGGATTTACTTTGAGCGGAAACGTGATAACTTTTGCAACAGCACCCATGAATGGTATGGGATTTTATGGAACATACAAAACAAGTTCTGATAAATTGCCTCCTTTTTACTTTTACCAATTACCATTTTCCCCACTAAATATAATGCTAAACTAATAAGGAAATCTCAAAATGGCACGTCGAGTTATATTAGATACTCAATATACATTTACTCCAGCAACTAGAACGATTGTTATTCCTAGAATAATACCTAGAGAGCGTTTTTTATTAATCACTAATGTTACTACTAATAAAGTAATCTATAATTTTAGTGATCCTGCTCTCACTATTACTAGTTTTAGTCAATCGCAAGGCACAAATACAACAAACCCAACGACGACAATTGTGTTAAACTATAACACAACTACTATGTCGGCTACTGACCAATTATCAATTACTATTGATGAAGCGGCTGAGGTATTTATTCCTGACGAAGCGTTACTTGATGGTTCACAAAAACTTAGAATTTCTACACCTCAAGCACTTATCGATACCGACTTTGAATATGGTTTGCAGCCAACGAAATGGGAAACTATCACACTTCTGAATAATCGTCCAAGTTTTTATGTGAACCCACAGACTCCTTTAACTATTACTAACGTAACCGCAGTTAACGGTTCAGCAACAGTTACAGTTTTCACTTCTTCTCCACCAACAGTTGGAACACCATTCTCAATGCAAGACAGTTTATTTGGTGGCGGTAACGGAAACTTTGTTGTTGAAACAGCATCAGCAGGTACTTCATTCACATATACTGCACGTTATGCATATACTGGAACAACAGGTTCAGTATATGATTCAACACTGACACAAGTTTATTCTGGAGCATTCTATAGTAACAGTGCCTTTAGTTTAGTATCACAACCAACATACTCAGGTAGCACTATTACAGTCAATACCGTTGAAGCGCACGGGTTGCAACTTGGAGATGGTGTTTTTATCACCGGTTCAAGTGCATCATCAAATCCACCAAATGGTTCTTTCCAAGTTTCTTCTGTATTGTCAAACACTGTTTTCCAAGTTATTTCATATCAAGGAACGCCAACAGGTTCAATTACTGGTGCGACAGTATATGCTCGTCCAGATGGAATCTATATTCACCGCCCATTTGATGGTGGTGTTCAATTTACCTGTACAAATGCTGCACACGGTAACCAAATTATTCGCCAAACACGAAGATATTTTAGATACCAGTCAGGTAAAGCAATTGCTATGAGTACTGGTACTATACTAAAACCTAATTTCAATATTGATGATATTAGCGCATCAGGCACAACAGTAACAGTAACAACTAAAGTTGCACACTATGCATCTCCAGGTACAGGTATCATTGTTGCTGGTTGTAATGAGTCAGCATATAACGGAACATTTACAATCAATCAAGTTATTGATGCTTTCCGCTTTACGTATAATGCAAACACTGTTCCTTCAGCATCACCAGCAAGTGGAAATCCGGTCGTTGTGGTAAGTACATGGTATGGTGCTAGAAGTCGTACAGGTCTATATGATAATCAAAATGGTGTTTTCTTTGAGTATGATGGTCAACAATTATATGCTGTTCGCAGATTTTCAACATATCAAATTGCAGGATTTGCATTAGTTACAAACAATTCATCATTAGTTACTGGAGCAGTGGGACCAGGTGGCGTCATAAACACCAAATTCAGCAAACAATTAACGCCTGGTGATTTTATTGTAATACGCGGTATGTCATATCGAGTTCTAGACATACTATCTGATTCTGCAATGACAGTCTCTCCACCATACAGAGGACCAACATTATCTGGTACAAACGGTGTGGTGATATCAAAGACAATTGATATTAAAGTTCCACAAAGTCAGTTCAATCTTGACCGACTAGATGGAACTGGACCTTCTGGTTTTGTTTTAGATTTGTCTAAGATGCAGATGTTCTATTTGGATTATTCTTGGTATGGTGCTGGAACAATTCGATTTGGTTTCCGTGCCACAGACGGTAAAATAGTTTACTGTCATAGATTTGTTAATAACAATCAAAACTTTTTGGCATGGATGCGCTCAGGTAACTTACCAGCGAGATATGAAACTAATACGTTTGCACCAGTCACAATATTATCTTCTACTTTATTTTCTGTTAACTCAACAATGTCTGTTGCAAATACTTCTGGTTTTCCTCCAGCCGGGACACTACTAATTGCAAATCCAAGTAACTACGAATATGTTAACTATACTGGATTAACACCAACAACATTTACAGGATTAACTAGAGGACAATTAGGTTCACAAGTGGCGTCTGTAGGCACAACAGCAAACAATGCAAACGTAACAACATCAAGTTCTGTTGGTATTGTACAACCCGGTATGTTTGTAACAGGTACAAACATACCCAATAACACTTTTGTATATGCAGTTTATCCTGGACTAACAAACACAATTCAATTGACTCAAGCAGCAACAGGTACAGGTACAACAACATTAACGTTAAGTCAAATGGGTGGTGCTGCAAATACTCATACTTATTCTAATACTGCACTAATTCCAGTACATCTGCATTTACCAGCAGTTGCACCAACGATTGACCATTGGGGAACTTCTGTTATCATGGATGGAAGATTTGATGACGATAAATCTCTCATTTACTTCTATGGTGAACCAGTTTTCACAAGTATTCCTTCCGGGGCATCATACGCACTAATGAGTATTCGTGTATCACCATCAGTTGATTCTGGTATACCGGCAACTCTAGGATTAAAAGAACTCATTAATCGCATGCAATTGAAACTACAATCAGTGGAACTTCTTGTTAGTGGATCATTCCTGATTTCACTGGTGCTAAATGGATCAATATCTTCTGCTGGTGGTACAGTTGGAACGTTCCAACGCGTTGCTGTTGGTACATCAAGTCTATCACAAATTGCTGACCACACTGGTGCAGTAACAATTTCAGGTGGCGAAAATATTTTTGGTACCTACGGTGTTAACACTGCTGGTACTGGAAACATTTCTAACATCTATCAAGATTTGACGCAAGTTAGAGATTTGGGTAATTCTATCTTAGGTGGTGGTTATAGTAATGCTGGTAACTCACCATTCTATCCAGATGGTCCCGACGTTGTAACTGTTGTTGCTACAAACTTAGGTGCAGCATCAGCAAACGTTATTGCCCGTCTAGGTTGGACAGAAGCACAAGCATAAAGAGGATTTCTTATGTTAAATAAATTGTTCCTTGAACAAGATGGTTTGATTGTTGGAACAAATCAATTAGTTGCTTCTGGTGACAATATAAGTATTGGAAAAAACTTAGTTGTTGGATCCAATACTTATAGTGGCAATATTATCACAAACAACTTAAATGTGAGTGGTACAGCAATATTAAATAACTTGATTCAAAATGCGACCATTGTTTCTGGTCAAAGTATTGGTGCTGGAACAACAACAATATATACGTCAAAGTCTACTGTTGTTTACTACACAACTAATCTATTTAATAATTTTGGATTAAATTTTACATATGATGTAAACGTAAAATTAAATGATGTTATGTTACCTGGGCAGTCAATAAATCTGTCAGTTTTAACTCCACAAGGTACCACAACATACTTTTTAACGTCTATTTCTATAGACGGAAACAGTGTAACTCCATTTTGGCTTGGTGGTTCTGCTCCCTCAACCGGAGATCCGAACGCAATAGGTTTGTATTCTTTTAATATTATTAAAGTTTCAAATAACAACTTTTCTGTTATAGCATCACAATCAAAATATGGACAACCAGTTATTCCACCAGGACAACAAGCATATACTTCTGCGGGAACGTACAATTGGACGGTACCGGCCGGAGTTTTTAGTATTTCAGTCGTTGCTGTCGGTGGTGGTGGAGGCGGTAATGCTAACTGGGCTGCCGCGGCTGGTAGTGGTGGTGGTTTAGGATGGATTAATAATTTTGCAGTAATACCTGGACAACAATATACTGTAGTTGTTGGTGCTGGAGGTTCTTATGGTACAGGATCAAATGCCACCGCAGGAGGAAATTCATATTTTAACTCATTGACGACTGTTGCTGGATATGGTGGTGGTAATGCAACCAGTGGTGCAGCAACCGGAGGACCAAACTCAAACAGTACCTACGGTGGTGGTTGGTTTGGCCAAAGTGGGGGTGCCGGAGGATATGCATCAAACTATCAAGGCGGTGGCGGTGCAGGAGGATATGCCGGCAACGGAGGCAACGGCGGTAACAGCGGTTCTGCTGGATCTGGTGGAGGTGGCGGCGGCGGAAGTTACTATTCGTCAACATACGGAACAGGTGCCGGAGGTGGTGTAGGAATTCTGGGTCAAGGAGCAAATGGTTTGTTTGCTCAAGGTCAAGGAGCCGGAAGTGGGTATGGTGGTGGAGGAGGCTCTGGTGGCCAAAACAGTGCAAACGGAGAACCAAATAGTTCTACTGGTAGTAGCGGCACGATAACAGGTGGTGCTTATGGTGGAGGCGGCGGAGGACCAGGAACTTCTGTTGGTGGTGGTAACGGAGGTAGAGGTGCAGTTCGTATTATTTGGGGTGGTACAAACATATATCGTGCCTTCCCAGCAGTAAATACCGCAGACTTATAATATTATACAATCAATAGGATTATGGATTAAATATGCCTACATTAAGAGAACAAATCAAAGAAAAACACGACGAAGCAGAAAAGACAAAATTCACACAATTACTTTTGAGTGGAAATATACCAAAAGAAGTTTATGCTGAGTATTTGTACAATCAATATGAATGCTATAATGCCTTAGAAAAAAAGGCAACTGAACTAGGTATATTAAAAGATTTCCCTGAACTTTTAAGAGCGAATTTAATCAAACAAGACTTAGAAGAATTGAATGAACCAAATCTTAAACTACACAATTCAACAAAAGCATATATCGCATTTTTAGAAAATGATCCAAATCTAAGCGCAGATATAATGGGTCATATATATGTAAGACACTTTGCTGATATGTATGGTGGTCAAATTATAAAGAGCAAAATACCAGGGTCTGGTAAAATGTATGAATTTGAAAATCGTTCAGACCTGATTGCTAAATTAAGAGAAGTGTTGAGTGAAGATTTGGGTTCAGCCGCAAATCATTGTTTTGCTTTTGTTTTGAATTTACATGATGAAATAGCAAATGAGTATAATCTTTGAAAAATTAATAAAACATGCAGAAACTTTTAAAACTATCCTTAAAAATAATGCAATTCTTTCTGACGAAACTCACCCATTTGATTGGGAAAATAAAATCTACTCTAGTGCTTATATACGGAGAGCGCATTTAGATATTATTGATGTTAGAGAAACAAAAAAGTTGTACATGATGCATCTTTGTGTGTTTCCTAGAACATGGGATCCTGCACCAATTTATGGTTTTGACTTGATTGCTGGACCAAATAAAGTCACTGGAGCATTTCATGACTTTAGTCCTTCTGGTGATCCAAATCATCCAATGAGTCAATGGTTTGGTGATGAAGTTAAAAAACACAGTTGGTCAAAAGTAAGAGAATTACCAGATTGGGCAAAAAATATTTTTAGTGACAATATGGTAGCAGCAGGAAACATCAAGACAGAATTTGAATTAGACGAAGTATTAGACCTATCAAAAAGGTCATTAGAGTATTACATGAAAGGTCTTTATAAGTATAAAGTTTTAGGAACATACGAAAGTAAACTAAAAGGTCCGAACTATACAGACCAACAAAACAAATACTGTAAAAATCAAAAAAGAAATCCTCACACACCTAGAGTGATGGCATCATTAGGATTTGATGAAGTTACAATTAAAAACTTTATAGAAAATTGTTTGTTTCCTGAAATTGAATAAATAGTACAATGTGTAATTATAAAGGCAACATATGGCCACCATCACTTCAAGAAAAGATTTTAAGAACTATTGCCTGCGTCGTTTAGGATTTCCTGTAATAGATATAAACGTAGATGATGACCAGATAGAAGATAGAATTGATGATGCATTGCAATATTGGCAAGATTATCATTTTGATGGTCTACAAAAAATATATTACATCAAACGTCTAGATGAAACAGATATATCAAATCGTTATATTGACATGCGTCCAGAAGTAACAAGAGATGATGCAAATAACTCTCTTGAAATTGTAGGTGTAACTCGTATATTTCCTATACAAGATTCTCAAGCAACCGTCAACATGTTTGACTTGAGATATCAACTACGTCTAAATGAATTATATGATTTCACTTCAGCGTCATATATCAACTACACACTAACGCAACAACATCTACGCTCACTAGAAATCATGTTTACTGGTGAAGTACCTATTCGTTTCCAGAGACATATGCATCGTCTGTTTGTGGATTGGAATTGGGGACAATCAGAAGCACCAAGCGGTACAGTAGTTGTTGCTGAATGCTATGCTGCTATCAATCCTGATGTGTATCATGGTGTATGGAATGACCGTTGGTTAAAAGAATATGCTACTGCACTAATCAAACGTACCTGGGGTTCAAATATGAAAAAGTTTGGTGGTGTTCAACTTCTTGGTGGTGTAACTCTTAACGGCACCGAAACATATCAAGAAGCAGTAGATGAAATTGAAAGACTAGAAAAAGAAATGGAAAACAACTACGGTGCACCATTGGAATTCTTCCTAAACTAACATGCCACTAAATCACTATTTCAACAATTATAGCGCACGATATAACGAACAGCGTTTAGTCGAGGACCTAATTATCGAAAGTATAAAGATAATGGGTACGGATTCGTATTATCTACCGAACGATAATGATATAGCAAGAGACTTACTATATGGCGAAGACCCATTAAAAAAGTTTACTTCTGCATATCCAGTTGAAATTTATCCAAACAACGTAAATGAGTATGGTGGAGAAAAAGAATTCTTCAGTAAATTTGGATTAGAAATTCGTAATACATTAACAATTGTATTATCAAAGAGAACTTTTCTACAAAGAGTATCAAACGGAACAACAGTCACAAGACCACGTGAAGGAGATTTAATTTATATTCCAGTAATGAATGGTGTCGGTGAATTATATGAAATTAAATTTGTGAATTCGACAAAAGATATGATGATGTTGGGTCGTCAAGTTCCATATTTCTATGAACTTGAATTAGAGAAATTCAAGTATTCTCACGAAGAAATTACAACAGGCATACCGGATATCGATATCATACAAACACAAGAAGCATATGCAGAGCAATATACCGTCACTTCTGTTAGTGGAATATTTGCGATTGATGATATTGTATTTCAAAGTCCAGATAGTACATATGCAAATGCTATAGCAACCGCGGTCGTCTTGACATACAATTCAGTAAATCATACTCTTGACCTAGACCAAATCAAAGGTACGTTATTAACAGGAACAATGCTGTATAGCGACAACGCAAGTGCTATTCTTGTCTCTACTGACGAATTTGTTGAATCTCAAGCACATGCTAACTACGACAACAAAATTATTAATACAGAAGCAACAAAATATCTAGACATCTCTGAAAACAATCCATTAGGTGGTATCTAATGTCAAACGCAACATATCACCAAATCATTCGTAAATTAATTGTTGGTTTTGGTAGTGTATTTGATAATATCACTATGACAAGACACGACTCTAATGGCAACGAAGAACAAAGAATAAAAGTTCCTATCGTATATGCACCAAAAGAAAAATATGTAAATCGTCTTCTTGGTGATCCAAATCTAGATAAAAAAGTTCAAATCACATTACCACGTTTATCATATGATTTGACCAACATGTATTATGACTCATCAAGAAAACAAATATCAGGAATCAAAAATATAGGATATTCTGGAAATGGATTGACTGCATATTCTCAATACAATCCTGTTCCATATAACTTTGATTTTGAATTATATTTGTACGTTAGAAATATTGAAGATGGTGACCAAATAATCGAACACATATTACCATTCTTTACACCAAGTTATACTATCAAATTAAACTTGATTCCTACTATGGGTGCAATAAGAGAAGTGCCAATATTATTAGATTCGGTTGATACTAATATAGAATTTGAAGGAGAAAGAGATTCTGACACAAGAGTCATCATTTGGACTTTAAAATTTACAGTTAAGTCATATTTGTATGGTGCGATTAGTGAGTCCTCAGTAATTAAACAAGCATTAGTAAATATAAAAAATCTTACAAATCTCGGATCAAAAGATACAATATCATTAAGTGTCAGTCCAGAAGGAACAGGAATCTATAAAGTAGGTGAATCTGTTTTTCAAGGATATTCTCTTAGCATGGCAGCCGGAAAAGCAGATGTTGTAAGTTACAGTAATAATACAAATATATTACAAATAACAAATCTCGTAGGAGATTTAAAAACTAATACATATTTGTATGGTGCATCATCAGGAGCAGAACACACATTAATTGATGTAGTCAATTCGAATTCTCACTTGGCTACTGCAAATGTTGCTGTAGTTCCAAAAGATGCATTACCAAATTCAAACTATACAATCGCATCAACAACAACAGAATACTAAAAGGGTATCAAAATGACACAGCAAATCATTAATGTTGGTTCTGCAACGAACGATGGAACCGGAGACACACTAAGAAACGCCGGAATAAAAATTAATGAGAATTTTACAGAAGTGTATGATAGTGTTCAGGTCGCGTATCTTGCATACAATCAAGCAAATTCTGCTGTGTTAGCAGCGGCAGCATCATATAATTTATCTAACACTACATCACAAATTCAATCTACTATCAACGCTACACAGAATACTAGAATACAATCCGCATTTAATGTTGCCAATAATGCATCATCAAATACTATTGTAAGTCAAGGAATCAATGCTACACAAAACAACCAAATACAATCCGCATTTAATGTTGCCAATAATGCATCATCAAATACTATTGTAAGTCAAGGAATCAATGCTACACAAAACAACCAAATACAGGCAGCATACAATCAATCCAATACTGCACAACTACTAGCCCAAGCTGGTTACAACCAAGCAAATGTGACCATCGGTGTCGATGCAACACAAAATGCGTCTATCGTTGTCATTCAAGGTGTAGACGCAACACAGAATGCAACCATTGCTATAATACAAAGTGTTGATGCTACACAGAACCTATCAATTCAAGCAGCATTTAATGTGGCAAACAATGCCTCATCGAATACTATCGTAAGTCAAGGAATTAACTCGACTCAAAATACCCAAATACAAGCAGCGTTTGATACCGCAAATAGTGCTACATCAAATACTATTGTAAGTCAAGGAATTAACTCGACTCAAAATACCCAAATACAGTCGGCATATAACCAAGCGAACACGGCACAACTATTAGCCCAAGCAGGATATAACCAAGCAAACGTAACAGTTGGCGTTGATGCTACACAAAATGCATCCATTACTGTAATTCAAGGTGTTGATGCTACACAAAATGCATCCATTACTGTAATTCAAGGTGTTGATGCTACACAAAATGCATCCATTACTGTAATTCAAGGTGTTGATGCTACGCAGAACTTAAGTATACAAGCAGCATTTAGTCAGGCAAATAGTGCTGCTACATTAGTTCCTCAAAATCCACAATCAGGAAATTATACGTTACAACTTTCTGACGCAGGTAAATACATATATTTTACACAGTCAACAAACAATTATCTGTATATTCCTACAAGTGCTAACGTAGCATTCTCAAACGGAACAACAGTTATGATAGTGTCGCAAACGACATCAAGTGCAAATATAATAGTAACTCCAAATACAGGAACGTCATTATACCTTGCAGGAAATACAACTTCGGCCTCCCGAAATGTATTAACATACGGGGTCGCAACATTGATGATGGTAAAAGCAAATACTTGGTATATTAGTGGTTTTGGAATAGCATAAACGATGACAAAATTTGAGAAGAATATGGAGCAAATATTTGATGTTACTCCTATTGAGACAACTGAGAAAAAAATGGTTCCTAGTGTAATTGAAAAAGAACATTCTGAACTTGATGATGACCTCCAATCAGATTATGAAACCGTAAGAAATAATTATGAAGAAATCATTGAAAAAGGTAAAGACGCAATTGATGATATTCTTGAGATTGCAAGAGAATCAGAACACCCTAGAGCATTTGAAGTTGCTGCAACAATGATTAAAAATGTGACAGAGGCGAATGAAAAATTAATTCTCTTGCAAAAACAAATGCGTGACATGAAGAAAGGTCAAAAAGAAACATCAAAGACAACTATAGATAAGGCAATCTTTGTTGGTTCAACTGCTGAATTGTCAAAGTTATTAAAAGGTAAAGAGTGACAATTAAAGAATCGTATCGTGATAATCCTCTCTTAAAGAGAGCAGGAGTAAATGTTGAATATACACAAGAGCAAGTACAAGAATATATTAAGTGCTCCAAAGATCCTGTTTACTTTGCTGAAAATTATATAAAGATTGTCAACGTCGATGAAGGTCTAATGCCTTTTAGAATGTGGGACTTTCAACGTGATATGATTAAAACATATCATGAAAATAGATTCTCAATTACGAAATGTCCTCGTCAGGTTGGTAAAACAACCACAACAATATCATATATTCTTTGGTTGACTCTTTTTACCGATTCTCAAAGCGTTGCTATACTTGCAAACAAAGGGCAGTTAGCAAGAGACATTCTAGGCAAATATCAACTTGCATATGAGAATCTTCCTATATGGATGCAGCAAGGTGTTATCACATGGAACAAAGGTAACATAGAACTTGAGAATGGTTCTAAGATAGTCGCAGCAGCAACGTCATCATCAGCAGTTCGCGGTGGTTCTTTTAATCTTGTGTTCCTTGACGAATTTGCTTTCGTGCCAAACAGTATCGCACACGAATTCTTTAACTCAGTTTATCCTGTTATATCATCAGGTAAATCGACAAAGATTATTATTGTTTCAACACCCAACGGATTGAATCTATTCTACAAATTGTGGATGGATGCAATCAACAATAAAAACAATTACGCGACATTTGAAATTCACTGGTCAATGGTGCCAGGTAGAGATGACAAGTGGCGCGAAGAAACAATTAGAAATACATCAGAGAGACAGTTTGCACAAGAGTTTGAAACTGAGTTCTTAGGTTCCGCAGATACTTTGATTTCTGCATCTAAACTTCAAGGATTAGCATACAACGATCCAATAGAAAGAAAGAAGATTGCAGGAGATAATATTCTTGATATCTATGAGCAACCAATTAAAGGTGACGATAATGTCGCATTAGACCATATCTATGCGATGTGTGTTGACGTTGCAGAAGGAAAGAATCAAGATAGTTCTGCATTTTCAGTATTTGATATTTCAACGACACCATATAAACAAGTTGCAAAATATGCAGATTCTTTAATATCACCAATATTGTTTCCTACTGTAATCTATAACACAGCAAAATACTATAATGATGCATATGTTCTAGTAGAAGTCAACAACACCCCTCAGGTCGCGGATATACTACATACTGATTTAGAGTATGAGAATCTATTAAAGGTTCAAACAGGCAACAAAAAGGCACAACAAATCTCTGCTGGATTTGGTCGTGGAGTTCAGATGGGTGTTAAGATGTCACCTATGGTAAAACGCATAGGCTGCTATAATCTTAAAACTCTCGTCGAATCAAATAAATTATTGACAAACGATTTTGATTCGATTTCCGAATTATCATCATTTATTTCTGATGGGTCATCTTGGGCAGCAGAAGAAGGAAAAACAGATGACTTAGTTATGACAATGGTATTATTCTCATGGTTGTCTACACAAAAATATTTTAAAGATTTAGTTAATCATGATTTGAGAAAGCAACTCCAATTAGAAAAACTAAATCAAATTGATGATGAAATGATTCCTGCTCCTGTTATTGATGACGGATTAGATGTTCCTTTTATTCTTGATGGTGGAGATGTTTGGGTGACTGGAAATCCAAATGACGTTTTTGCAGATTATTTCAAAAAGTTATGAGAACTAATAAAATCTAAATAAAGAGTATAGTCCTTTATACCTGCCAAATTATTATAAAACAAGGAGAAAAAGATGGCAATTCAGTTATCTCCAGGAGTAAGTGTAGCTGAGGTCGATTTAACGACAGTCGTTCCTTCGGTAAGTTCAACAACCGGAGCATTTGCTGGAAGATTCAATTGGGGTCCAGCAAACGTCATTAAAGTTATCGATAGCGAAAACACTCTTGTTGCAACATTTGCACCTAATGGTCCAGATTCAAATACCGCAACAAACTTTTTCACATGTGCTAGTTTCTTAGCATATGCAAACGATTTACGTGTTGTCCGTGTTGTGACACCACAAACATACAATGCTGATGCAAATAATACAAATTCGGTAGTTATTGCTAACGAAGGCGTATATGAGGCATTGTATTCTCAAGGTAACGGAAATGCATATGGTGCATTTGCTGGAAAATATCCAGGCGGTTTAGGAAATTCATTACAAGTTGATACCTTTGATGGTACATCTGTCCAATTTGCAAATTCTACATTCACAACAGGTGGAGTATCTAGATATTGGTCATCAGTTGTCAATGGTGCACCAGGAACATCTTCATATGCAGCATCACAAGGTGCATCTGATGACGAATTCCATATTGTAGTATCTGACAATTTAGGATTAATCACTGGAGTAAAAGGTACTATTCTAGAAGTATTCCCATACGTATCAAAAGCAATTGATGCAATGAATCCTCTAACAGGAGTTTCAGTATATTTCAAAACAGTTTTGATGAGCCAATCAAAATACGTTTATGGAATGGATGCAGTAGATTATACAATAACTACTAATTCTTGGGGAAAGAGAGCATCACAATGGGCTGCACCATTTACAAGAACATTAGTAGCAAACACAACAATCACTCTAAGTGGTGGTGCCGATGCAACACCATCATCTGCTAATGTTGAAGCAGGATACGATTTGTTTGCTAATAAAGATGTAGTCGATGTTTCTCTAGTACTGACATCAGATGCAGGAACAACAGTTCAACAATATGTAATCGATAATATTGTAACTCCTGCTGGAAGTCTAACTGGTAGAGGCGGAGATGCTATTGCGTTCGTTTCACCACCACTATCATCAGTTGTCAATAACTCAGGAAATGAAACCACAAGCATCCAATCATGGTTAACTTCCTTAGCACGTTCAAGCTCATATGTTGTCGCTGACAGTGGATGGAAGTACATGTACGACAAGTATAACGGCGTATATCGTTGGGTTCCATTAAATGGTGATATTGCTGGACTGTGCGTGTACACAGACGCAACACGCGATCCTTGGTATTCTCCAGCAGGATTTAATCGCGGTGCAATAAAGAATGCTGTCAAGTTAGCATGGAATCCAAACCAAACAGCAAGAGATATTCTGTACCCATTAGGAATTAATCCTGTTGTTACTTTCCCAGGAAATGGAACAGTGCTATATGGCGATAAAACTCTACAAGCAAAACCATCTGCATTTGACAGAATCAACGTTCGCAGACTGTTTATTGTTCTAGAAAAAGCAATCGCCATTGCTGCAAAATATTCACTATTCGAGTTTAATGATTCATTCACTAGAGCCCAATTTGCTGCACTAGTAACTCCATTCCTACGTGATGTTCAAGGGCGCCGCGGCATCTATGATTTCCGTGTTGTTTGCGATGAAACAAATAACACTGGAGAAGTTATTGATAAGAATCAATTTATTGGAGATATCTATATCAAACCTGCTCGTTCTATCAATTTCATCAAGTTGAATTTCATTGCAGTTGGAACTGGCGTCAGCTTCTCTGAAGTCACTGGTGCTATCTAAATACAATAAAGGAACAAGGAGAAAAGAATGGCATTCAACGTAGCAGAATTTAGAGCGAATATGTTAGGGGATGGAGCACGTCCCAATCTATTCGCCGTAACTCTAGTGTTTCCAACATTTGTGACTGGTGGTTCAGCCGCAGGTACCAAAACTACCTTCTTGGCCAAGGCCGCACAATTACCTGGTTCTTCAATTGCCGCAGTTCCAATGTACTATTTTGGACGCGAACTAAAGTTTGCCGGCAATAGAACCTTTGGTGATTGGACATTAACCGTCATTAACGATGAAGATTTCAGCATTAGAAATGCACTCGAAAGATGGTCAAACAATATCAACAGTCACGTAACTAACGTAAGAAGTGGTAATGCAAAGGCACCTAATCAATATAGTGTTGATGCAACAGTTCAACAATATGGTAAGGCTGGCGATATTCTCAAGACTTATAAGTTTGTTGGAATGTTCCCTGTTGATATTGCACCAATCGAACTAGATTGGGGATCAAATGATAGCATTGAAGAATATAGTGCTACATTCGCATATCAATGGTGGGAAGCAGATACCACTAATTAATTTGGTATCGATATTAATGAAGGGGAGACCTACGGGTTTCCCCAATTTGAATATATAATGTAGGAGAAAAATTTGGCACTATCTCTGTTCGGATTCACAATATCAAGAAAGCAGACCGAAGAAGATGCAGCGGTCCAGCAGTCGTTCGCCGTCCCCAATAGTGATGATGGCGCATTAACTATCACATCAGCGGCATACTATGGAACATATGTCGATTTAGATGGCACAGCAAAAAACGAAGTAGAATTAATTTCTCGTTATCGTGAAATGGCGATGCAACCAGAAATTGAATCTGCTATTGATGATATTGTTAGTGAAGCAATCGTTCAAGACGATGATGGTAGAAATATCAAACTCATTATGGATGATTTGAAACAGACAGATAAAATCAAAAATGCAATAACACAAGAATTTAATACTATTCTGCGTCTATTGAATTATAGTAATATGGCGCATGATATCTTCAGAAGATATTATATTGATGGTAGACTATTCTATCATATTATTGTAGATAGAGATAATCCAACAGATGGCATTAAAGAATTGCGTTATGTTGACCCACGTAAGATTCGTAAAGTCAGAGAAATAAAGAAAAAGAAAGACGAACGCAGTGGTGTCGATATCATGAATATTATCAATGAATATTACATTTTCAATGATAAAGCAATCTCAGGTTCACAATCAAACTATGGTCCAGT